CTGGTCATAATCATATAGGAATCATATGATTCGTCTAAGACACTCATGACATAGACGTCAGACTCAAAGTAATTAGTGAGTCTGTAAACCACCTCAGAATGAAGTGGTTCACCTGAGAGATAATCCTCCAGGTGCTCGACAGTACGGTCGAGAAAGCCAGGATTTAACCTGACCCAATCAGCCCAACGTGAGTCGGCTGTGTTTGGAATACCTTTAAAATTCCAACCTAATCCTGTAGTTGCATACGGGATTATTTCGTCCTTATTGACGAAATAGGGTTCAAAATCATTATAAATGAACCCTGGGTCCAACCAAGTGGACCTAAATCTCTCCGTAGAGAGAATGGGTGTGGTCCCGAAGGGGCCAAACCTCCTGTCCAGATCAAAGACAGGTTCCCTTGGCTTTCTGCCAAGGAAAATGTCGCGATAATAAAGTTCACGACATAACCTCAAAAAAGTAATTGAGGGACGTTCTAAGAACGGTATGGAAACAGAATTCATTAATTGTTTCCTAGCGTCACCATCCGGTTCAACGATGGCGGCGGGGGGCAAAAGCCCCTTTAATCCTTCAATTTTAGGAAGGATAAGATGATGTTTATGAACAACACCATCAAATTTGTCACTACGGACAAATTTATGACCAAAACGATTGGTCAGAAGTGAAGACATACGATACTTCACCTCACCGGTATTCCGGGCCTTAGACTGTACAATACGTCTAAGGAACTCCCCACTATGTGGGAAGGAACCATCACCACCAATCTCTACAGGTGTGAAGGGACACAGGACATCAGAGTCCTGTGGTACTAGTAAATGTTGTACTAGAAGAGCCCTGGCAAAGAGTTCCAGGGCTTTTGGGTTATTACGATTAACCCAACGCGCTTCCTTACCCAGGAGCGCGAATCTTCCAGCATTGCTGGAGGAATACGAGTCAGTTTCTGACTGCGTCGGGATCATCAGTCTGATCCTCGGATAGTCGAGATAGAAAAGTTCTCGACCCGCCCTCAACTGTACTGAGGGTGTATGGGCTACCTTCTGCGGAACAAGGCAGCCTTCCTCGCAATAAAAGGCGAAGCGAGAGGATATAAAAGTATCCTCTTCGGAAATTTTCATTCCGACGGCCTCCAAACATCGGAGTACGTTGTCAAGAATAGCCTTGACCTGGGATAATACACTAAGATCATCCCCAACAAGTGAATACACTTGTGCACCTGCCAAACGACAGGCGTAGTCATTCACAATCGTAAGAATGACCTTGGTGAACAAATCACCCATTGGCCAGCCTCGGCTGGACACTACAGGCCGATAGCGGCCCTTTCCCCTAGAAAATAAATAAATTCTAGGTTGCCTATACAAATGTTTGCATAGGGCGAAGAGTCCAACTGGGAAC